ATCTGACGTTCTACGTTCTGCATGTGAGACCACCCGGTTCCCATCACGTGCTCCAGGCAGTCGAGGCCGACGTCGTAATTGATATCGTCGTTGTCTTCGGCTTCGATCACCGCAGTGTAGCGGAGGTGAGTTCCGCAAAAGTCACATTGATGATCATCGCTCTGGTAATTTGATCCGGCGTCGTAGACCTCGTCAAGATTAAAGTCGTGGTCCTCGACGACGTCGAGAACCTCAGTCTTCCAACTCTTGCTTGGATTAGCTTTCATGAACCTAAGTGGTTTGGTGAGTGGCGATTTCTCTCACTGAAATAAACGTAGAAACAACATGAGCGTTCCTTAAGTCCTGTGAAGAGATCTTTAAAAGTCAATGTTTATCTCTACGCATAGCGGATCTCCATTTTCTTTTTCAAAGGGCTCTGAAAGCTTAGCAACCGCAAGAAGCCTATACTGATCGTCATACAAACCAATAGTAGTAGGAAACGTGGTTCCTACCTTTTCGAATGTAACATTACCGTCGTCGTCCGAGTAAGTAGGATTAAGAGAGGCATTAAGATCCCCATCATCGTCGGCGGTGAAAATGGCTCTAATGGAAGTTTTCTCGGCTTGGGCATAAAAGGAACTCCCTCTACTTATAGCGTCGAACAGCTTTTTGTGATTCCTCTGTCCAACGTCGGGAGATATGACGGATGGAGAATCGGCTTTTTCTGCGAGTGTCTGAGGATTGAGGATAATAATACCCATAGAGGGATAAACGTAACCAACGAGGTCGTCGTTCGCACCATCGAGACTTCCCGTCACCACTCTAAGCTCTCGAATCGGGTCTGGGTCTCCGCTAACGTCAGGAATTCCGTCTACGGCCTCGTCGACAAGTTCTATCCTGTTCCCTCCGAGTTCGAGCTCCAAGCTCCAGTTTCCGGGCCTTATCCTTCTGTTAAAGGCACGACGAGCGAAGTTAATCCCATAAAATTCGTCGTCATCAAGTTCTCCAAAGAAATCGTTTCTATCCTCAGGCAGAAGAGCTTGACGATATTGATTATAAATCGCCTTCGCTGGTTCTAGCTGATTGTTAAGGCCGATCCCTTCTTCGTTTCCATAGGTCACGTAGAATTGAGGTTGCTGCGCTTTCTCTCTTTCTTTAATGTCCGTAATGAGAAAGCTGGTCTCGGTAGCATCAAATACCTTATAAAAATAGTCTCCCAAAGCGTCGGCGTCGTCAAGCTGTTGAGTTTGGGAATCTAACTTGAGAGGGGCTGGTTTTTCAAGGGAAAACTGAGAAAGTTCGTAACGCTCACTAGGATCGGCACCGGATTGCCTTACACCCGGCAAAATCCAAGCACTAACCACGGTAAAGTCGTCTCTGTTGACCGTTTTGTCCGGTACGGATAAAAATATGTTGTCTACATCAAGCATCTATGTCGTGTGTTAACTTATTGATACTACTACATCGATCTCTTGAGCTATCCCGGTTTCATTACCCACTACTATTATTTGAGTTCTCGGACCATCGGTAGGACAATCGGGATCGTCCTGAAAGTCGGAAGGATCGAGACTACTTGCGGCCCATTCAACTTCAAACTCCGTTCCTACCGCAAATTCAGTCTGGGTTTGATCTCTATCGCTCAGATAAACCGGAAATGTAGCATCTTCGAATTCGATTTGCCCATCTTGAGTAGCGCTGATGGTGACAAAATCCGTGTCCGCAACGATAGCAGTATAACCCAACTCGTCGTCAAGATTGGTATCTTTTCCTTCAAGCTCGGTAGCTGGAGAAAATCTCTGTATATCGCCTTCATCCAGAGAAAGAGTGGCTTCTCCAGCGGGGAAATTGACTACTGGCACCTGATTCAAGTCGTCTTCAAGAGCTATGAGTCGAAATCGGGCAGATTGCCTCTCGTCAACGAAAGCTTCAAAAAGTGGAATATTTTCTATAATATCTCCAGCTACGTCGTCGTCTTCGTTTTCTTGCCAAAGATCGTAATCCACCTCATCGTCAGCTGCAACGAATTGAGTAATATTTAGCTCGCCTTCTTCTGCCAACGCTTGTCGGCCTTCTGCCGTAAGTCTAGCTTCTACTATCGTCTTTCTGTTGTCAAGGTGTCCCATATCGGATAAGCTTTGTTCAAAATTAAATAGAAAAGAATATCAAGTGCAATCGAGAATAGCCAATTAACAGTCGGGGCAACAGCCTTTAGGAAAGCAAGAACCCACAGGTCTAGGAATACAAAATTGAGCGTCTACGTCTTCGTTAACAGAAGTTTGAGCAACGAGAGTCTTTCCTCCGATTTGTCCATCGGGCTTTGGAACCCTACTTCTGTCGAGAGCATGAGGCTCTATAACTATACCTTCCAGCAGACGCGCACGCGCTGGCACGCATTTTCGTACGTGATCAAAAAAGGCATCATAAAATTCGTCCACCAGTTCCATGAAAAGCTGCCTGTCCACTCCTTCCTCGTATTTGTCGGTATACATTGAATTCAGGGTCTCGACGAACGTATACCTGTCGAGATTTTGATCCCTCGGATCACCGAGAAAGTCGTTTATATCCTCAATACCAATCTCAGAAAGAATGTCTCTGTTTATTCCCTCAACAAAAGAAAAGAAAATTCCAACTTTCCTGCTATCTCTAGTGAGAGAGTCAAACTCGCCTTCAAGAGCCGTTTCTTCGGGATCAAATCTGCCCACGACGTCTACGTCCTCTATTCTAATCTTAGAAGAAAAGAAGGACTGATTTCCCATTCTGACGGGTTTAAAGAAATTAACCCTGTTAACGAGCTCAAATTGGAACGGGCTGCTACCTTCGTTCGGGTATCCGGAAGCTTCTATACCATCCCCTCCAGCAACCTGAATCGTGGAATCGTCTTGAAAAGCATAGTTGGGCCAAAGGGAAGGATTCTGAACTTCGATCTGAGACGGGGTGTCAAGCTGAAAGAACTCCTCATTGGGTGCCTCGTTCGGTATTTCCCGATCAGTGAACAAGTTCTGGGGTTCCGGAAAATCAACAAGCACCAAAAGTTCCCTACGCAACGTGTCAAGAGATCTTCCAAATATGTCTTTCTCGTCCAAGAGAAAGTCGTTGTCGAAGTCAATTTTTGTTGGGGCAAGAGTATGTTCATTGAAGTTTTCGATGGACAGGTCCTCCTGCCAAATCATAAACTTGTCAACGTCTCCGATGAATCCGGACCCTTCGTTGAACGTGTCCGCATCCAGATTTCCTCCAACGTAAACGTCGGGGGCGGTGAGAAAGCCAATAGCTGTCGATATATCGAGTTGTATTGAGGTTTCACGCTCGTTCGACACGTTACCGAATGGACTTTGCCTCTGGAAAAAAAGGTCAACGTAAGGTTCGTCCTCTCGTAGCTGCACAAGAATATTGCACCATCTATTATCGAAGATTGGAGCAGAAGAAGTTCTGGCGACTTCTCGGGTTCCGTCTCCCCTTCTTACTTCCATCACGACTTCTCCATTCGGAAAATCGGCGTTCCCTTTTTCCAACCTAACTTCAAGAGCCCCCTCAATTTCGAAAAGCTTAATTGGAACGTTGTTTTGAAATTCGGTCCTAAACCTAATTTCAATTGCCTTCGGGTATTCATCGAAAGCTCCGAACAAATCTTCATAATCCGTGAAGCTTCCAATTTGTCTTCCAGTGTTCCATCCAGACCTAATATACTGATTGGAGAAAAATGGAAGAACGTAAGTCTCGTCCTCCACTTCAGTCGTTACATTTGGATCAGCATCGGGATCTCCGGGGATTCCACCAAACTCTCTGATGGTGAGAAAGCGAGAAGGAATTCCGAAGACGGAAAGCAGAGCTTCTATTCCTTTTTCCGTGCCTTTAGTCTTGTATTTGTGAATGACCGTGTTGAGAAGCCTTCTCCAGACCTGCTGCTGAGCCTGAAATCTGGTTAGGTTGATTTTGTCGTTTACGACTTCTCCAGACTCGTCCACCACGCTGACGGGATCGGTAACTCCACCGGGCATGTTCTCAAAGAGCTTCTCCACATTATCCTTATCAAAGAACTCGTCGAGTATTTCATCGGCATCGAACCCATTAAAGGTATCGAGTCCAAAACTCTCCACAACTTCTCTCGAAAGGTCACTGCTGAGGCTCTGTGTAGAAAAAATGTCCTGAGACTGATCAGAAAGGAACTCCAAATGCTCAATGTAAAGCCAGTTAACATCGAACCAATGGCCGATAAGATCAATGAAAAGAACGAACTCCTCGTTCCGCTCGTCTTCCAATATGTAATCAGGGATCTGCTTTCTGAGAGAGGCGTCGTTCTCGTCGTCAAATCTTCTGGCTTCTTCAAGCTTGTCTTCGAACCAAACTTTAGTAGTCGGAGAATCGGGCTTGTACAGAGACCCGTCGTTCCGCTTAGGATAAGCGGCTTCATCGTCGTTTTCAAAAAGCCACTGTTCATAGTCGTCAAAAGTGGCTACCAGTTCGTCCGCTTTTCTCTTTACCGTTTCCGTACGTCCGGTAACGTCTCCTTCTTGTGCAAGCTTGTTAATTTCGCCTTGGTACTGTTCGAGGAGACGAAGCTTGAATCGAAAGTTCTTCAAACGCTCTTCAGCACTCGAATATTGAACAAAATTATCAAACTCGGAGTAGTCTACGTTGAGATCAACTCTATCCTGCATACCGAAAGCCGAGTCCGCAAACTCTTTCGAGGTTTGACCGTCCAGAATATCCTCTATGCTCTCGGAGGTGGAAGACTGATCTCCGGTAACAGAAGAAGCCGTGAAATCCGGGGGTCCCAGATCTCGAACGGGTTCGGGCTGCGTGTCGGTTTCAAGGGAAAAGCGGTCAAAATACGATTTACCCAGAAGTTCGTCAATCCAAACTTCCTGTCCTTTCTTTACATCGACTTCTTTTTGGAGACGAACGACGGCACCAAGAATTATAGGATCTCCGTTCATAGTCTGAACATTACCATCTTCATCGGTTTTGTATACTACATCCCAATCGAATATCGGAGAAAACTCGTTATTGGCAAAATTAGCAACAAACTTAAATGGCTCCGGGCTGCTTTCGAAAAGAGACCTGAAGTCGTTTCTAAAAGCTGATGTAACGTCGCGTCTTATGCGAATTCTAACTTCGGTGTTAGAAGTCTCCTGAATCCACATTGGGCTATTTGGATAACTACCGAGTTCCCTACGGAAAAAGTTGTATTGTGCCACATATTGCGGGTTGTCGGGAAGATCGGCATCTTTGACGTGCTGATAGAAATCAAGTTCAAACTCCTCGTTGCTAATGGAATTAAACCCAAAATCCCGGAGCCGAGTCCAATGTTGAAGGTTGCGTTCACTGTCATAAACGGCGAATTCTACACGTTCGTCTTTTATCCCATCATCTGGATTTTCCAAAATCGGGGGTTCTGCGATATCGACGACGAATTTATCTCGAAGCTGAGAATCTACAAACTCTCCATAAAAAGGATCAAATATCCCCCGTTCGAGTTCTCCTGAATTTACAAACTTGTTTAGCATTAATACTTTTCGTTTATGGAATAAAGGGAACTACATTTCCTTGATCCGAATAATTCGTGTTCCCCGCCGTCTTTTCACCTCTTGCTCTAAAGTAATACTGTTCATCTTTCTTAAACAAAACCGGGCCTTCATAAGCGGTAATATTATTTTCTCCTCTGGGAAGACCCAAAAGTTTAACGCCATCTTCATCCAGTTCGGCGGTGGTATTCCAAGCCACGTCCGTATGCTGATTCGGCACGTCAACTGTTTGTGCATCTACCTCCGCCGTGTCTATCCTTTTCACGAAGTCTATAAACTGGGTATCATCGTAAACTGACGTTTGAAGCTTTCCTCGTTTAGGAATAGCCATCCATCCTGTTGTTGAATCAATTTCGACGTTTCGAACGTCATGCGCTAAATCTGGAGCTACACCAAATATAAAGTTACTTCCGTCACTGTCGTCGTCATTAGTATACTCCCACTGTTTAATTCCAGAAGAATCCCATTTTTCCACGTATCCATTTTGCTGCCCCACTATCACGTTGTCTTCATAATCAACTTTCAGGTCATAAGGTTTTCCTTTTAGGGGGATATCTCGAATCAATTCCACTCCATTCTTAGAGTATTTGTAGAGTTTGGGATCAACAAACTGATTCGATATGTAAGAACCCACCCACAAATTACCATGGCTGTCAACATCCATGGTTCTTATTATTTGGTTTTGAACATGACCGTATCTTAGCAATTCTATCCCATCCGACGCTCTTACCTTGATTATTTCCTCTTCTGTGTTAGATGTAGAATAAACGGCGTCGTCAACGGGGTCGTAAGCGACCGGAGAACGTCTTATACCAACATCATTGTCCGTGGTTCTTTCAAACCTATGCTCCCAAATCAAGGATCCGCTATCTCCATCCCTTTTTTGAACGTATCCGTCTCTATCTTCCCCAAAGAAACCGGGGGTTGAAAAGCGAAAAGCTACGTAGATGTTGTCTTCAAGATCGGAATCAAGTTCTATGCGAGTATCGCCATCATCTTCAATCGTTTGAAGACGTTCCTGCCAAATAACGACACCACCCCGACTAGCTTTGGTCAAAAAAGGACTCGTTTCCGGACCGTCGCCATTGCCAGCACTAGCGGTTATTACATTTCCAGTTGTATCAGACGTGCAATCACGTCCCCCATCTACGTCTAAACTACTAATAATAGTGCCCGTTTTAGCATCGTGAAGATCTATGGAAATTCCACCAGTAACCCATACGGTGTCGTCGTAGTTTGAAGCCATGTTTCCGCCTACTGAACCAAGTTTTCCAGTAGTAATTAACCCACCTCCAGGATCGCCAGTTGTGATCCCATCAGGAGTTAAAACATAAAAAGCGGTGCTTGGCTTGTTCCCCTGAGATTCAGTAACAGCTATGAAAGGTCTTTTCGATTGAGGAGGATTGTCGATCTTTCCCACTTCGGCTATACTCTTAAACGAAGAAAGAGTCCCTCCGGGATTTCCGGAGCTATCGGTTGCATCGTAAACTTCAACAACTCCGGTGGCCCCGGTAGCTAAGGCGAACCTTTTACCATTATTGGACCAACTTACGTCGTGGGCGGGTTCCGTAATCGTTTGATCTATGTTGCCATTACTGCTTAAATCAACATCGTTCAGGTCCGCGTCCCGAAGTCCATTATACACGAGAACTCGCCCATTGTCCGTGAATTCTTCCGCTTTCCCTATTGCTAACTTTCCCGATGCCGGGTCCCATTCCGCTGAAAATGAAACTGGAGGATTGGCGGTATCTTCGAGACGAGCAAAATTATTGAAATTTTCATCAAAGATGAATGTTCTTCGCTGGAAAGCGGAGCTACCCCAAGTAACCAGTGCTAATCTTCCGGAAACAGGATCGAAGTCAACGTCAAGAGCCCTGTTACCGAATAACAAAGAAAACTCGTTGTTAGCATCCGCGATCAAATTCAAATCGGAATCGAAAACCTGAACTTGGTTTCCTTCACCTCCAAGAAGTCCAACTGCTAATCTACCATTTTTTTCGCCCCAATCCAACGCGTTAATTTCAAAGTTATTGGGAATGTCGGGATTGGACAACACGGTTTCCAGAACGTAATTAACCACTTTACCAGAACTTGTGACCGGGGTATAAACCACTACATCTTCTCTGCCATCAGCATTGTCTAATACTGACACCGCCACTCGACCCGTTGTTGGATCCACGTCCATAGCAGTCCCGTTAATTCCTGCGGGATTGGGGTTAGATTGAAATTTAGGTTTGTTAGAAATGTCTCCGAGAGAAACCTCGGGATCTCCTACTGATGTTTGTGGGTCGATGCTTCTGGAAAAGTTAGGGGCATTCGAAGGATCGCTGAAATCCGAATCTCCAAACTCGAAAGAGAAGTCTAGACCCCCAGCTTTTGCTATGGCCGAATTAATTTCGTCAATTCTAGAATTAAAGGTGGAGGCTACGGCCTTTTCTTCTCCCGAAACGGGTACGGTTGGAACACCGTCTTCGCTAAAGTTTCCGGTAGTAATAGAAAGGGGAGAAGGCGTTTCGAAATCAAGTATCTCTCCTTCATCGCTCGGTACAGTACTAGGATCACTAGAAATCCCAAACGCTTGAAAATAATACTCAACTCCGGGTTTTAGGGTTCCTTCGTACTCCAATACAATGCTTTCAGCTATGGCTTGGTTCTGAGGAATATCACCACCTTGTCTTTGTCCTTCGGTTCCCACAACCGCCTTGCCAAATTCGGGAACCAGATCAAAAGATATGGGGCGACTCGGTCTATCGTCTCCCACAAAAGCGGGATTAACGAGAATATTATTAGTATCAACACTAAGAACCTCGGAATCCCCGTCGTATTCTACGGGATATATATTACCATCACTAAAGGCTACCTGTATCAAATCTTTTTCTTCGTCCCACGCAATTTGTGTTTGTCCAACATCATCCAGAACACTAGAGGTGGCAGAACCAAATTGATTCAAATCGATTTCATCGAGCTTGTCAAAAGACCCAGAAGAAACCCGAAGAACAGAAATAACACCATTGTCTTCACCAACTGCCAGCAAACCATTCTGGTCGTTCCAATCAAGACTAGAGAACCCATTGTTAATACGATCTATTTGAGCCAACAGCGAGAGAGAAGAATTGAATAGGAACAACGATTCATTAGAACTCGCAAGTCCCGTGGATCCGGAGCCAACAGCTAATTTACCAGTGGTAGAGTCCCAAGCTACAGACTTGATTGTGTCCAAACCTTCCTGGCGCTCTTCACCTTCAGACTTTACATTTATAACCTCAGAACTTGTGAACGCCCCCCCAACTGGTGTAAAGATTTCAACATTTCTACTAGGACCAAAACCAACTGCTATTCTTCCAGATTTTTCGTCCCAATCCATAGCACTAGTGGGGAAACCGTCACTGGAAGCTACTGTAGTATCCTCTAACTGGAAATTGCTGTCATAAATTCTTAAAACGTTGTCTTCTCTAGTAATGGTAGCGAGCCTTCCATCCCCCGTGGGGTTATATACTATATCGGCAGTGCCTTCGGGAATGGTACCGGGATTCGTGTTATATTGAGCAGGACGAAGTATATCCAAAAAATCGAATTCTTCTCCGTAAACTCTAACTTGATGATCTTCTTGAGAAGCAACCGCTATTCTTTCGGAACCCGGATCTATGGAAACAGCTTTTCTATCAGAAAGGCCAGAGCTCAGTCGCTCACGAACGAAAAGCTTGGGGTCTTCCAATCTTTTGGAAAACACGTCTCCCGGTTGTGGGCTCGTGTTATTATCGAGAATTACAATATTATCTTCTTCGGGAGCCGTCTGATTGGTGTCACTCCAACGAAGTCTAGGACCAACAAATCGTATACCGGAAACGGCTTCTATTTCCCCCTTTATCGTAGCGGCTTCGCTAGTAATGTCCTCCGCTTCCAAAGTTATAATTACCAACTCACCGAACGGAAGGGTCTTCCCCGTAGCTTCATCCATTTGAAGACACGCATCGGTTATCATATACGTGTACTCGGTATCGCTTTCCAATCCTTCTTCTCTAAACGGAAATTCGGCATCTTCAGACAAAAGTATAGTTTCGTCTCTGCCAAGAATATAAGGCTCCGAAGTCTCGTTGACCAAACTAACAGTGAGAAAATCTATACCTTCTTCTATAACCTCGATTTCGGGCTCCGGTTTTGCTTCACAAGAAAAAAGAAGTTCATCAAATTTAGCTTGAGGTAAACTCAAAGGATCATCAAGAATAGAATCTCCAATAATATACTCTACCGTCGTCCCGACTTCTATTTCTTTGCCATCTATCTTTCTGTGAAAGAGAGGAAAGCTCTCTTTTTGTAGATCATCTTCCAATACAGTGAACTGTGTATCCCCCTCTTCTCTAAAAAAGATGGTATAAGGAGGTTCGGTCGACACTTCAAGAGAAATAAGTATTTTGCTCATATCACTGATTTCTAGATAATACTCAGTTGTATTCTATGACTTAGAAAGACCAAATTCTCTCGACTTGATTGTCACCTATTCGACGCTTGAATTTCTCGATAAGACTTCATTTTCTTCTACTAGGTCGGAGGTGACGTCCGTGTCAAATATGCTATCTATTTCGTCTTCGTCTACATTATCAAGCTTTGGTACCAAGTCTAAAGTCGTAGTGCCATCGGGCTTTTCCCATATTATGAAGTTTCTTGAATTTCTCTCTATCATGAATTATGCGCTGAGTGTTTCGAAGTATTGCTCTGGGGCAAATATCTGCTCGTTCTTAGTGACGGGATCTACGAATTTAAAAAGAATTTCGTAAGGCCTTTTTGGAAACAAATTCGAAAGATCGAGATCAAAGTAATGTCCATCAGAATCGTAACTAACTACGGTGTAAGGATCGGAAAAAGGATGCACGGGTTCTTCGGTTCTCGCGTCTCGGATTTCGTAAAGCAAAGAACGCCGGGGGAGATAAGGTTCAGGCTCCGGATTTTGTCTTCTTTCTCTGCGCTCGCTAGGTCGAATCCCGAGAAAATCCCGGTCAGGAAACTTCTCTCTTACTTTAACCCGAAATCTCGTCTTGGCGGAAGCTCCGTAAGATTCCCTGAGATTAGTGATGAACACGGACATGCTTTCCGTGTTCTCGAAAACTTCAGCATTTTCGGGAACGTCGTACTCGAAGGTCTCCCTCCCGACGAGCAGGTGTGGAACGAATACCGTATTGGTGTTCCTGGAGAAAAAGCTGAGTTGAGAAAACCTGTCAAGATCCTCTCTTCTCCTCTTCAACAAAATCCCGTCGTCAGGATCAGCGTCGTTAAACAGTACGTTAATTCTGAAGAAAACGTCGGGAGAGTCGTTGATATCGAAGGCTTCGGAAACACTGACTGCTGTATCAAAATCGCCGCCCCTGCCGTTCCAGTCGATGCTTTCTTGTCTTTCGATCCAATTAACAGGTACTTCAGTAGGAGGATCGTTGTTGCGGCGTCCGAGACCTTCAGACCAGCTTTTTTGAACCGAGAAGACTTGAAGATCGTAGCTTTGCGGCAAGCCCTCTCCACGAGCGAAGTACATTCTGAGCCAAACGTCGGCATCGGGCTCGTCTTCTTCGACCGGAGGTTCAGGTTTTGGTTCTTGACGATCCGGTGCCAAGTCAATACCGAACTCGCCAAAAACGTTAATACCTTCATCGTTAGGAAGAACGGAAGTTGTGCGTGTCGTAGTATCGATTCCGAACTCTCCAAACACATTCGGAGTAGCAGAACCCGTCACACCGACTTGGTTGAACCCTTCTTCTGGGACATCAAAATCGAACTCCAGAAGGACACGAGACGCGAGAACGGGATTCGAAACGTTATCCGAAACTCTGGTGTCGTTAGTGGAGGTGTTAAGCTCCAAGATTTCATCTATTCCACTGTTGAGATTCGGAAGATAGCCGTAAATGGTGGCGTCCTTTTCTGGACGTACAATCTCGAACATATCATTTTTATATCACGCTTCCCGTTATGTCTTTGTCCGGAAATCTGAGTTCAAACACAGCCGGATCTTGAGGAGGGAAAACCACTCCTCTTCTCGTGGCTCTTTCAATGTCGTACCTGTTTCCGCTGTAATCCTCGGTTACGTTGAATCTGTTTTCTATGTCAAAGCTTCTGACCGTCTGGACTCCCTCAACACTTCTCAACTCGTTAACCAATTCGCTGGTTATTATGGGGTCTCCGAAGTTCATGTTCTCTACCGATAGCATGTCCTGGAGTCTCGTGATGGCCCTAAACTTCGTCTTTCGCTTCGAAGACGTAGGACCAACGGAGATCTCAAAATCTACGGCAAAATTGATGGCAAAACCGTCTCTTATGCTAACTCCATCGGTAAGCATCCTGAACTGGCCGAGAAATTCCTTCAGGTTCTCTTTAACGGCATCGTTTACGGGAACCAAACGGCCATTGGAGTTGAAGCCAAGAACGTATAAATTGATGCCAAGTGGATTGTCTCGGTTCGTGTCGGGGCGGACGGTAGCTTTGGCTACCGACCCGTACCTGCTCGGCATCGAGAGAACGCGGGTTCTGTAATCCTCCGCTGTCACTGCCCTATCCTGAGCGGCAAAGAAAGCCTGCGCATTTCTCCTAATCTCGTCAATCGTCTCTCCCGGTCCACCGCCAGTAGCGGGAACAGGGTTCGTGACTCGAACTGAATCTTGAATGTTCTGCACGATCTGCTGGTTGTTGATGCCGTCCACGTCTCCCGGCCCGAATTCAAAGTCTACGGTAACTATGTTGGTGAGGTCGTTGATGGGAACGTTCGATTCTGTTCCACCACCTACGACGTACTCAACTTCGAGGCTCGTGTCGAAGGGAACCCTACCGAAGCTATCGGTGGACATGAAGTTAGCCGGATCGATAGGAAGATCAAGCTGGTTAATACTCGGAAGCTCCGGGTTTCCTATCGTAGTAGCGTCGGGAACCAGATTTTCATCAGAACCTCTCGAAACTCCGCTTCCGAATTGGATGTAAGTCGTGCCATCGCTTTCAGTTCTTCTTATAAACCTTCTTTCCTCTCTTCTAACGTCAATAAGGAAGGGCACTTCGTCGGAGAACGCGGAGAGATTAGAATCTATTCTGGCCCTGTTCCTGAACTCTGTGAAAATTTGTTCCTGAGCCAAGTAAGGAACCTCGTACCACTCGTTCCCTTCGGAATCTATAACATCAAGAATAGTTATAACGTTGTTGTCTGGAAGATCGCGGCGTGGGAAGGGCTCTGGATCGGAAAAATCGAAAGTAGTAGACTCAATAGTGCCAGCAGAGGCTCTTACCTTTTTCGTGACCAGAAAACTCGCCGGGGTCTGGTCTGTTGGGTCTGTCTCGAAGATTCTAACTTCCCTTGGACGGTCTGGGGTATCCACGGCGAAGTTGATGTCCTCCAATGTCCTGAATCGAACGTCGGGTCTACTTTCGCTGGACACTACCATATTTTCTCGAACCGCTGGGGCCAAACTGAAGTCGGGCTGAACGACGCCATCTTCTTCTTTTGCCGGAACAACAGCGAACACGTCGAGTGTGGTAGTTGCAGGTTCCGTGACGTTTGGCCTATATCCAAGCTCGTTTGCAAGGTCCCACACGTTCTCTCTTTCGTCCGCGTACTGGATGAAGCTCTCCTTAAATTGTACGTCGGTATAGAAAGAAAGAACGTCACCGACGAAAGAGGCCATGTCGATGTACAAAAGGCCGATAGAACCTTCGCTGAAGTCCTGGATCGTATCTGGATAATAGGCTTCAGCGAAGTTTATAAGACGCTCCTGAATAGAGGTAAAGTCCCTGTTCAGGTATCTTACATCTACGTCTTGTGTTCTGTCGGCCATTGATTATTGGGGTTGGTCGGAGATCTCGAAAAAGATCTCTACATTCTCTTCTTCCTCGTTGGGCAAAAAGAAAGTGGAAAATCTGACTTCGAGACGGACTACGCCCTCTTCGTCGAATTGGTCGATCTGTATGCTTTCAATCGTCACATAGGGTAAGAACCTGTCAACCACGCTTTCTATCTCGGATTGAATCTCCGCTTCCGTTTGTGGGGTGAGAGGTTCAAACAAGAATTCTTCCAGACGAGTCCCGAAATCGGGACGCAATACACGTTCTCCTCGACTCGTAGAAAGGACGTTAACAAGATTCGCCTTAACGTGTTCTACCGTAGTAGAAGTCTTGTCAAAGTACCCGTCCTCGGATCTGCGTATGGGATAGTTTACGCCAATAGACATAAGCTATGGTTGATCATCGAACCTGTTGACAAGTTCGCTGTAGTCCCTGTTGGCCACCTGCCTTACGTGGTCGGGAACCTGTCCTCCGTGATTTCTAACGTTGTCTTGTCCTCCGGGGGCTGCTCCACCTCCTGCTCCAGCAGCTTGCTGCGGCTGGTTGGGCACGGCTCCGCCTAACTTCTGGTTTCCATCAACGGTGCCCCAATCTTCTTGGCTCCCTTGCTGAACGCCTTGCTGTTGCCCTCCGGTTACGGTGCTCTTCTGAGGAGCAGCGGCTCCAGCGGGGCTCTCGGCTTGCTGCGGATCAACAGGTTGTCCTCCTCCAGCGGAAGGCATCCCTCCGCCTTGCTTGCCGAGAGCGGCTGCTGCTGCCGGGTTAAGTTGGCTCATGCCTTGATCCATTCCCCCTCCGCCTTGAGGCGCGGCCTGTTGCTGTGGGGCGGCCTGTTGTTGCATTCCCTGCTGTTGCTGATGCTGTTGTACCATCTGATCAGCAGGATGGGGTTCGTTTCCAGTCTGAACAGACTCCTGGATCTGACTTATTTGGTTCTTGATTTGGCCTATGCTCTCGTGTTGGTTGTTTCCGCCTCCATTACCCCCGCTTTTTTTTTCGGCTACTCCTTGACGGACAGCCTCTTTAGCGAAGTCGGTCTGGTCTTGACCCTGAATAGCTTCATTAACCACGGGGTCAGTGCTGGCGGGGTCCCTCATAGAGCCCTGCTGCTGTTGTTGTTGCTGTGGTTGCTGCTGCTGTCCGCCCTGAGCGAGAGCGTCTCGAACCTCCGTCAAGACTTCCTTCTTGACTTCGTTACGAATACGCTTCTCTGCCCTCTCAACACGGTTGTTGATAGCCTCTCTTATGAATTTCAGAGGTCTCTTTTTGAAAGCCTTCAAGAGCTTCTTTCTTTTTTGCTTGTTCATATCAAGTATAATTTGTGATTCAGATACGATAGTCCAGGATTTCTGTTATTAAATAGGAAGAACCCCGTAGCTGCGGTTCCTTTCGCTAGAGGTTATCGACAAAAGATTTCTCGCTTCGTATGGTCTTCTTAACCAACTCCAATATGCTCTTGTAAACGGGAGCTTGATTTGGAGGACCGGAAGGTCCAGCGGGAGTAGGGTGAGTTTCCCGTTGTAAGGTATTAAGAAGCCTCTCCAAACGATTTACAAGCTGCTGCCCCCTAACTGTAGGTTCGTTGTTGTTTTCGGTGGCTATGCGAATTTCGTTCTTAGCATCAATAGTGAAGTCGTCCCCGCTAACAAAGTTGATGGAATCTGAAGCGAACCCAAAGATTTCGTTCTCCTTAGCATTAATAACGACCCTATCCGTGTCTAGAAATATTTGAGCACCATCGAAGGTGTCAGAAGGACTTTGAGCACTGAAAAGATGATCTGAAAGATCGGAAGTAGTTGCTTCGAAGTCGATTTCGGTGTCTTCGGTCATCCAAATGG